GCCAGAATCAGGCTGTTGTGCGTCAGCACAACTTTCTTGCTAAACCAGCGTGCCAGGTACGCCATCAGGTTAACCGGCGTATCCGCCATCTGGCTGTTGCTCACGCGCAGGAAGTCGCCGTAATCTACGATGGTGTAATCGATCTTGTTGAATTTCGGGCTCTCGCCTTCATCGCTGTCTTCCAAAACAGCCAGTTCAGACATTGCGCTCAAAGGCAATGCCGCTGCAGCTTGCTCGATCACCCGCCAGCCGCTGTAAGCCGTCACGTTTTCCACGTTGACATAAGCAGCCATGTCCACGAATTTGCGCATCAGCTCGATGATTATGTTGTCGAAATCCACCGGGTTCAGAAAACCACCGTCTTCGCCAACCGGGTCGCCGCCCGTGGTGCTGATGGCATTCATCAGCACGCCGTATTTCTCGGCGCTGTGAATACCGTCTTTTACAGATTTCGGGGTTACATGGTTGCGCAATGCGCCAAAAAACGCATCCCGGTAAGCCGAGCTGGCGCGCATATCGGTCACCTCTTGAGGTTCCTTGTCGCCGCCGGTGGGCACAAATTTGGCTCCCGGATCTCCAGCCGAAGATCCTTCATTGCCAGTTGCCATTTTCATGGAGATATACAGCTCATTCGCTGCTTTGGCGTCAGCCTTTGCCTTGTCCAGCGATTCCTTCATGTTCATGGCGTCTTCGATCTTTCCAGCCTCGAAAAGATCATTGATTTGCGCGGCAACTTGTTGCACTTTTGTTTCAGCCGCGCTTGCAAAGTCGTACAGCTTTTTTAAATCTGCCATTTCTTCATCCTCCTTTATTTAGATGAGAATTTTGACCTCGGCGCGGAGCGCGTCCATCGCCGCGTTTGAAAGTACCGGTTCTTCTGCCGGCTGTAGCAGATTGACCGGAATATTCACGTATCGTTTAGCCAGTTCTGGCGTAATAGCATTCAGAATGGCTTTGTTCACAATATTGGGTGTCACGGCGGCATCCTTTGCCTTCTTGCCGTCTGTGATCACCTCATCCACGAAACCATAGTTCAGCGCCTCGTTGGCGCTCAACCAGCTTTCCTGGGTCATCATCTTGGAGATTTTCTCGGTGCTCAACCCCGTGCGTTTGGCGTAGGTGTCCACCAACCCGGCTTTTACAGCTTTTAATTCAGCATTGAGCCGTTCCACATACTCAACATTAAGGGTGGCAAAGAAGAAGGAAACAGCCGGATCATGGATCATAAAATAGGCGCTGTCCTGCATTCGGATCACGTCCCCCGCCAGCGCCACCAGTGTGGCTGCACTTGCCGCAAGTCCGTCAATGCGCACGGTCACCTTGCCCGGGTATTCCACCAAAATGGAACGAATCACCGAACCGGCAATCAAATCGCCGCCGCCAGAATTCATGCGGATGGTGATAGGACCGCCCTTCCCGTACTGGTTAAGCTGGTCTCTGAACAATTTCGGCGTAATATCATCATCGAACCAGCTATACTCCGATATGTAGCCATAAAACTCCAGCTCAGTCTCGGTTTCTTCATCATCCGCAGCCGCATTTTGAATAACCGCATTACGAAACGTCCAAAACGGTTCATGCGGTTTGGCATTCCCTTCTAAACAGCGAATAGGTTCTTTTGGCATAACTCACTCCTCCTTACTTCTGTTGATTTTGGTTGCCCTGGTTGGCGCCATTCACGCCCTTCAGGCTGCCATCAGACTGAATTTGTCCCATGTTTGCCGGGAAATAATGCGCATCGCCGCCCTCAAAAGAGCTCATATCTTCGATCTGGCGTCCTTCGTTGGGGGTCAACACGCCGCTCTGGATGCGTTTTTCAATGACCTCTGACCTGGTTTTGGCGTCTGTGCGCAGCAACGCATCCCGGTTGAACTTGCAATACATGTAGGCTTGCTCTTCCTGGGTGAGCCATTTCAGGTTGCCTTCCTGTTCAAACTGCACCAGGTACGGGTCCAGCGTGGTATTCAAATATTCCAGGTTGGCTTGCTCGTTGCTGTTGTAGGCCTGCTTTCCACGGTTCAGCTTATGCAACGGCATCCCGAAGAAATCCGCAATCTCCACATCGTTCTCCTGGATGCTCTCCAGGAACTGGGCATCCACCGGCTTCATCGTGATAGGCTCAAATTTTGTGACCTTGTTATCCAGAATCGCCAGGCGGTAGGCATTGCCGCTCCCGCTCATGGCGTCCTCATAGGCATTGCGAATCTTCTCCCTGGCATCTTTTTCCACTGATCCATTCACCCACATGAGCCCGGACGGATTCAATCCTTGCGAGTAAAACCGTGCTTGTGTATCGCGCGCGCCCAATTGCCTGCCAAGGCTCTCACGGGCATAGCTGATAACGGACCGTCCGCTAATCCCATCCGTGCTATTGATCATGGCGTGAAACACCTCCACAGATGGAAGATATTCCGTTCGCCCATTCGCAAAAGTAGTTCGATACCAGATATCACCAGTCGCCGATTCAAATACCGGCGTGGTCATGGAAGCCTTCAAAATGAAGATTTCCCGCCGCATTCCAGACGGTGGCACTGGCATCCAGGCATACGCATCGCCCCAGGTGATCAACCACTGCGCCAGGGTTTTCTTGAAAACAAATGGGTTCATCCAACGGTTGGGTGAAACCTCCATCAGCCAGGCAATGTTTTGAAACATTGCCGATGGCTTTACCCGGTCAATGTTGCGATTCCTGGATGTAAAAATCTGAAACGGCATTTTTGCAATATCATCCGAAATGATGTTGATGCACCGGTAAGCCGTGGAAACATTCTTGGATGTTTCAGCGGTCACCGTTTGACCTGCAATGGTTACAGGGTTAAGCTGTTCCACCAGTTCGGGTAATGTCAGACTGGTTGTTTCGTTTTTAGGGCGTACCAGGTTGCGAATGATCATTTAAGGCTCCTTCCCAGGGCAAAACCTGCCGCAATCAAAAACACACCGCCCGCATACATGGCTGCAATGGGGCTGAGACAATAGGTTGCGTAAACTATCAACACGCAACCTGACACGACAAAAATGTCATCAATATAGTTTTTCATCACATACCCCATTCATCCGACATAATATCTTCGCTGATGTCCCGCAGGCTCTTCAAGCTTTCCAACCGCACCATCGCATTGATAATGGCTGCTATCGGGTCAATTCTTTTCGTGTCAGAGATATTCTTTTTACTTAACTTAATGTTCTCGTTATTGTCCGAAACAGTCATGGCATTGGAGAGCGCGTTTTTCAACAACGGAGAACCATCATGCACAATCTGACCGGATATCACCATTGCCCGAAAGAGTTTGGTAGGTTCGCTCAACGTCTGAAACCCTTGGCGAATTTCAACCGTGGTATACCCCTCGTCTGCCATTTCGTTCGCCCAGTGGGTGGCGTTGTAGGGGTCATAGCCTAATTCATGCACAACCCAACTGTTGTCCAGCTCCACATCATGGATATGAGTGGTGATAGCCGAGTAATGGGTAACTTCGCCCTCTGTGATGGTTACCCATCCCTGTTCAGCCCAGTAACGGTACTGAATTTTGTCTGTCTTCTCATGGCGTTCGACTGCTGCAGAAGGTATAAAACCCTGGGCGCAAACCGCCACCCTTCCATCATCCAGCAAAAACACGAACCCATCCGCCGTCAGATCGATCACCTTTGAGAGGTCCACGCCCACCAGGCATTGTCTTCCGCGCGTAAGTTCAATGAACTCTTTCCGGCTCACCCCCAACGGATCCCAAAGCTGCATATAGTCGCCCATGTAGCTTTTTTCACTGCCAACCGTCCAGACATTCAGGTTCTTGGTGCGGAAGGTAACAATCTTGTCGGGATCCTTGGAGTTAAAGGCTTCATCGTGCTGTGTCTTAATACGCGCCAGGCCTTCAGGGGTGCTGGCTCTCAGCGGGTTTGCCTTAATCCAGTTGTCCGGGTTATGTTCATCGTCGCCCTCATCCATTTCGCGGATGACTGCAAAATAACGCTCATTGGCAATCTCATTCTTCAATATCTGTTTACAAAACTGATATTCTTTGAAGCACGGGCTGTTGTCGATATACCGTCCAGCCGTGGTAATAATGAGCATCAACGCCTGTTCGCGCTGCCCCCAGGCGCTCCAAATCAGGTCGTAAATCTCGCTGGTGGGGTGGGCATGATACTCATCCACCACCGCCCCTGAAGGGTTCAAACCATCTTTGTTCTTGGTGTCTTTCGAGAGGGCGCGCATCTGCCCGCCCCTGGAGATATGGCTGATCTCATAATCCCGGATCTTCAATCGCTTGCGAATTTGCGGGCTTTTCTGCGCCATTGCCTTGGCTGCCCGGTAAACGATTCGTGCCTGGTTCTTGTCAACTGCCGCGCAATACACCTGGGGTGATTCCTCATGGTCGCCAGCCATCAAATACAGCGCCACACCTGACATCTCGGTGCTTTTTCCGTTCTTACGTCCTTCCTGGATATACGCCTTCTCAAAGCGGCGCAAGCCGGTGTCACGGTGCACCCATCCGAAAATACAACCAAGGTCAAATTGCTGAAACGGTTCCAGGAATATTGGCTTGCCTGCCAGCTTGCCTTCCAGGTGCACGCAATAGGTAAACCAGGTGTAAATCCGGTTTGCCCGTTCCTCATCGAACACCCAGGGGAATTCATCCGTACCCTGGCGCTCAAGGTCGTTTAAATGCCGCAAACAGGCAAGCCGCTCAGTGTTACCCACAACGCGGTTCCCGTTCACAGCATCAAGCGCATATTGAGTGCAAGGATGGACCATCAATCAAACTCCTCACCAAAACCGTCGGTCACTTTCTGTGCCCGTTTCTTTGCTAGTCTTGCCCGTCCACCTGGCGACAGTCCAAGCTTCTCAGCGTAGTTCACAATAATGCGCGCCCAGGCCTGTAATGCTTTTGTGTCTTCATCCGAAACAAACTCCTTTTGACTGAGCTCGCGGTATTTCGCCACAGCATCGCAATAAACACCAAGGAGGTCCGTATCCAGGTTATCGAGCAATTCGATTCCATTGAGTTTTTTTCGCACATCCTTCCAAACCAATAGAGCATTCTCACTCAAACCCTTCGGTGCCTTGAGCACAATCCGCGACTTTCGTGTCAGCTCCTGTTCAGCCTCCTGCCGGTTCTTTACCTCGGCTTCAGTCCAGTGCTTTCCTCCATTCACGGCTCCAACACCGATTTTTTCCGTTGCTTTTTGTATTGCTGTAGGCATTTTTGATCACATTTCCTTATGTTTAAGGCATCGATTGGGGACTTTTTCGCACGGCAAGCTCACGTCCGCTTAACGCGAATTGGTCAAAACTTTTTGACCGCCCCCCCCATTGATGTGCCGCGAGCCCACCCCACCTCCACAGCAGTCCTCTTTGAGTGACACTCTTTACACAGCGCCATCAATGGACTCGTGACGAACTTCACGCGATCACCCTCATGTCTCTCGACATGGTGAACATCCACAGCAGGAACATACAATCCTTTCGCTAAACAATCCTCGCACCACGGATGTGACGCAAGGTACGCCGCCCGACGCGCCCGCCAGGTTCGATCATAAAGGCGCTGCCGTTCTGGTTTATGGTTATCATAATGACTATGCGCATTACAACGAGAGGAACCAACCTCAGCAAGGTTGGAACATCCTGGGTAACTGCACGTCCGGCGCGCTCGACTAGGCATCGTTACTCCTTCACCGTGAAGAACGGAGCGCTCTCGGCTCCAATCCGACTCAATGCCACATATCCCGTGTACTTGATGGGCAGCCAGTTGTAGCCATTCTCCTGAACGGTCATCCCGGTCACCTCAACGCTATCGCCTACCTGCAGCGAACCAATCTGGCTGGCAGCGCTCAAATCAGGCTTGGACCGCAAGCGCATGTTGGAGCTGGCCACCATCACTGCGCCGGTATAATCCACCACT